CTCGTACAGGAGAGAGTACAATGACTCGTACTGGACGTGCAGAAGTGACCCGCGAAAAATCCGTTAGACCAAAAGTCTGGCGCCCCCCGTCCACCTTGGACGCACCTCCGGCTCCGGAGGGCTTTGTTCACCGTTGGATTCGTTATGAAACCAACGGGTTCGATGACCGGAAGAATATGTCCGCTCGCCTTCGCGAAGGCTACGAATTGGTTCGCGCAGAGGAATATCCAGATCGGGACGATCTCCCGAGCCTTCAGGACGGCAAGCATGCCGGAGTGATTGCGGTAGGTGGTCTGGTTTTGGCTCGTATTCCAAAAGAACTCGTCGATCAGCGTAACGCTTACTACCGTAAAATGGCTGGTGATCAGATCATCGCGGTGGATAACGACCTGATGCGAGAAAGCAATTCAACTATGCCGATTCAGAAACCTGATCGGCAATCCCGTGTCACGTTTGGAGGTCCTAGAACCTCCTGAACAAAGGATCTAAGCAATGGCAAATACAGATGCCGCGTTCGGACTTCGTCCGTATCGTATGCTTGGAAGCGGTGTGAACTCAACTGGCGACGTCGTTTATAACATCCAAACGACATCGACGGCTGGTACTTCAAGCGTAATCTATCAGGGCACCCCTGTGATTCCGCTCGCCAACGGCATGATCGACATCGTCGGCAATGCCAACGGCGGTACTGTTCCGCTTCTCGGCGTTTTCATGGGCTGCAACTACATCGACCTTACGGGTAAACCGAAGTGGTCGCCGTATTGGCCCGGCACCGCTGCTGTGAAGGCTAACACCCAAGCAACAGCAATGATTGTCTCTGACCCGGATGCTACATTCGCAATTAACTGCGATGCGGCAGCGGCTGACTCGATCATCCACGCAAACGCAAACCTCGCTTCGGCAACCTCGGGTTCAACGACCTCGGGTCTCTCCTCGGCGCAGCTTGCGGTTTCGACAGTTAATACGACCAATACCCTCAACCTCCGCATTCTCGGCTTCGTTGATACGCCGAACGATGCAGATCCTGCGGTTGCTGGCCGTCTCGCTGTTGTGCAAATCAACAACCACTTCTACCGCTACTGTGCCAATGGCACGGGCGCTGGCGTCTAAGGAGTAATGGACAATGGCAATTACCCGTTCACAACTCCTCAAAGAGCTTGAGCCCGGTCTCAACGCACTTTTTGGCCTTGAGTACAACCGCTACGACAACGAACACAAAGAGATCTTCGACGAAGAATCCTCTGAGCGTGCGTTTGAAGAAGAGGTTATGCTATATGGCTTTGAACAAGCCCCTGTGAAAGGCGAAGGCTCGGCCATCGCTTATGATCAGGCAGGCGAAGCTTTCACGGCTCGCTATACCCATGAGACGATTGCTCTTGCATTCGCCATCACGGAAGAAGCTGTGGAAGACAACCTCTACGACAAGTTGTCGGCTCGCTATACCCGCGCTTTGGCCCGTTCGATGTCGAACACCAAGCAGGTTAAGGCTGCCGCTGTTCTCAACAATGCGTTCTCTTCGTCTTATGCAGGCGGCGACGGCGTTTCGTTGGTGAACTCAGCTCACCCGACTGCAATGGGTGGCAACTGGTCGAACACGCTCGCAACGCAAGCTGACCTCAATGAAACCTCGCTTGAGCAGGCTCTCATTGACATCTCCTTGTTCATTGACGAACGTGGCCTCAAGGTCGCTCTCCGTGGCATGAAGCTCATTCTTCCTCCGCAGCTTCAGTTCACTGCACAGCGCCTCTTGAAGTCCGAACAACGTGTCGGTACCGCAGATAATGATATCAACGCGATCCGTTCTGGCAGCTACCTGCCTGATGGTTTTGCGGTGAATCATTTCTTGACCGATCCTGATGCGTGGTTTGTCAAGACTGATGCTCCGAATGGTTTGAAGCACTTCATCCGTTCGCCGCTTAAGACAGCTCTTGAAGGCGACTTCGATACCGGCAACGTGCGCTATAAGGCCCGCGAGCGTTATTCGTTCGGCTGGTCTGACCCGCGTGGTATCTATGGCT